CTATGAATTGTAAGTATTGTGGGGGTGATTTTTGTATAAAGTGTTTTCGTTTGGAAGTTCACAACTGTATAGGGATCGAAACGAAAAAGGAAGAACAACGTAAAGAACTCAAGGATAAATTAGCATATGAACCACCATCTAAATGCTTAAAGATTTGATGGGTAATATATTCGGGCTGAGATGTCCGAGTGGTCTAAGGAGGACGACTTAAGATCGTCTGTGCTATGCACGCGCGGGTTCGAACCCCGCTCTCAGCATATCGCACTCATAGCTCAGTGGTAGAGCGCAAGCTTAGTAAGCTTGAGGTCAGGGGTTCGAAACCCTTTGAGTGCAACTTGATTAAAAAGAATATTGTCTAATCACAAAATGAATAAGGACCGTCGTGCTGTCGTTATTCATGATGTGGCGTCGTTACTGTTTCTCGCACCATTCTCGGCATTATGTGTGGCTGATGTATTTTTTAACTATAAAGTGTACCCCATGTTCATAACACACGCTCTCACTACGTATATGTCATATGATCTCATGTGGATAATTCTTCAGCCGAAAGTTATACACACTTTTAGAAATTTAATCATACTTCACCATTTAGTATGTCTTCTAGCTCTTCTTAGACCTCTTATGCACCCTGAAGAGGCTTTTATACTTAGTTTCGCAGGTCTAGTTGAAATTGATACATCTTTATTAACCATTCGAAGACTTACTCCTAGGGATAGTTATTTGTACCCAACGATAGACCAGATGTACCATGCATCTAATGTAATCATCCGAGCTGGTTATGAGACCTGTATGACACTGTTACTATGGGTATTATATGCACGTGAGAGTATGTATACGAAATTACACGTTCTTGGATGTCAGTATTTCATAAATATTTTCAGTTGTGGTATTTGTGCACTCACTTTTTCGAAGAGGAACCCCGCTTTGAAGGCAAATTAAAGATTTAAATCTATGATACAAGTAGTATGCAAATATTCGTGAAAACACTTACTGGAAAAACTATCACACTTGAGGTTGAATCCTCTGACACTATCGATAACATCAAGGCTAAGATTCAAGATAAGGAAGGAATCCCTCCCGACCAACAGCGACTCATCTTCGCCGGGAAGCAGCTTGAGGATGGACGCACCCTAGCTGATTACAATATTCAAAAGGAGTCTACTCTGCACCTAGTTCTGCGACTTCGTGGTGGTGCAGAAAAGCCCAAACGTAAACCTAACGCATACATGAACTTTGTTAAGAAAATGCGACCCACTGTGGTAAAAGACTACCCAGATTTAACTTTCACTGAGATTGGTGCAAAATTGGGTGAGTTGTGGAGGGCTCTCACAGACGACGAAAAGAAAAAATATGCGAAATAGGTAGTAGATGTTTTTGTACATATTCGGATTTTTATTACAATTTGTTATGAAGCAACGATTAAAAAATGGTATATCACCTAGATTTGGTCAACCATTTACTTAAGGATTTGGATTGTAATAAAAATAGATGCCTCTCGGTGTTAAGAAGCTTTCATTCGATGCTTGTTTGCCTACTCGTGGTTCTGATGGTGCTGTGGGATATGATTTATATAGCTCCGAAGCTGCGACTGTACCATGCCAGGCGGGGCGAGCTTTAGTTGGTACTGGTATCGCTTTGTCTATACCGGATGGTCTGTATGGGCGTGTAGCTCCTCGTTCTGGTCTAGCTGTGAAGCACTGTATTAATGTTGGTGCGGGTGTTATTGACCCCGATTATACCGGTGAAGTCAAGGTCGTCCTATTTAATCATGGCACGGAAGACTTTGAAATCAAGAAGGGTGATCGTATCGCTCAACTTATTTTGGAAAGGTGTGATACACCTATGATCAAGGAAATTGGTCTTCTCGACGAGACACTCAGAGGTGATGGAGGTTTTGGATCTACTGGTCAGTAAACCATAAATCTTCAGCTCTAGGCATAAAAAGTATGCCGTGACTCATAACCATAGACAATTTGGCTTTATTGACATTCGGGTAAGACCATAGTATCCACCTCTCCCAATATTCGGCTCGGAAGAAATCCTCCCAATCTTCTTTAGAACTTTCCCTAATTTTCAACATTTCTTTTTGTATCTCATACGGATTCGTCTCTATTCGCAGCTCCTTAGGAATGATAGCACCTTTCCTAAGAAGTTGTGCACGCATAAGTTTCGGATTACCGTGATCTGGGTAATGCTGAAAACCTTTTTCACCAAAATCAATACTGCGTTTATTTGGTAAGGTTACTCTATATTTATGTGTGATGGTAGGACTGGGTTGTAGAACGACGTGCATTATGATATCATATAAGGAATTAATACGACAAAAAAATATGCTTGAATACACGTCGTATGACGGTATCAAAATCCAAGTTGGTCAGAGTGCAAAAGAAAATGACCAACTGACAATGACGAGTGACCCTAAACACTGGTGGATGCATGTAGCTGGCTGTCCGGGTGCACATATTGTAGTGTGCTACAAAGGAGACCAACTACCTAGAGAGACGAAAAGGGATGCTGCAGTTCTTACTGTCTATCACAGTAAGGTACCAAAGACAAAGATGTCACCTGTAGATCTTGTTAGGGTTGACCAAATATCAAAGTATCAAAAGTCAACTCATGGATTGGTAAATTTGGAAGGTGGAGTTATGCAACTCACAGTTTTCATGAATAAGGAAAAACCGAGACTTGATAGATTGCTTATTAAATAAGGTTCTAGACACTTGACTAATTGTGGGTACATCTAGTTACCGAACGCGACACCACCCATACCCTGCTTTACACGTAAAATATTGTAATTTACAGCGTACACACGATGGAGAGCGTTACCACCGGTTGGACCGGAAATTGAAAGTTTGGCATTATCGATACGAGAAAAGTTTAGGGTTCCCGTGGGGTTCGACTTGCTTAAACCTAGACAGAATGGCCAAGTGAAAGTGGGAAGATCCTCGAGAATGTCATCTGGGAGGTCACTACTGTGCATCTCAGGGACGACGGTGTGGTGATAGACTGGGGAGGTATCCTCGAAAAGAGGGGTACCGTTGATGTAAAGTGTAGAACTGGAGAAAGTATACTCCGAATCCCAGTCATTACCCGTCGCCTTACCGGATACAAGGTGGATGGACTTTACGGGGTGGTTAAAAAAGGTGAGGTCTATCTCGCTATCGGTATTGGTGGCGAGCTGATATTGGGTCTGTGTAAAGAGAAGTTCATGTTCGTTATCGGTGAAGAATTTGCGCTCATCAGTGTCTAAATACACATAGTTACCCCAAACCTTAGGAGTGGAACCGGGAGTAAACCCATCCCTGCATTTAATACGTATCTCAACATCATGATACTGGAGGGCCACTAATGGAAGAGACTTGGTGTAATCCTCCCCAAAGAAGAAAGGAATAATATAATGGTCACCTCCGTGATTAGCCTTCTTATTATTAGTGGTTACGGCGTACGAAGCCTTGGCCGCGCTGTCACGTAATAAGGGGTTGTGTACACCCTGAATAAAGAGTGAATCGAGTTGGGAGACCTTTTGGCCACCAATATAAAGACTGAATTCGGTTGGGCTCGCAGCATTTTGAGAAAAGAGACCGGCGGTGTTGTTTTGTACACTCGCGATATTGGTAGCCTCAATCCAAATATAACTCATGAGGTCACCCTTAGAACGAATAGGAATGGTAATTTCATTATTAGCACCGAAGGTACCGATGTAATCCATACGCTCGGGCTTCATGGCGAAGTTCGTATGGCGCTTGTAATTTTGACGAAAAAAACTGACCTCTGGATCACCAGTGATGAATACATCCTGGGCTCCAACAGACACGAGTTCAATTAAAGCAGCTGACATTTATATATAAATGATATTAAAATTTTGGCTCATAGTATACATATGGTAGTATTCCAGGCACTGACATGGGAGGCGCGAGATGTTGAAGGAGAACATCACATCAGTATATTTGGTAAAACCGAAGAGGGAAAATCTGTATGTGTGACGACGACATTCGACCCATACTTTTTCGTGAAGCTCCCAAGGGACACGAAACCCGCTGACGTTACCCGATTGTTTAATGATATCAACCTTTTGAAGAAGGATCATGTCACCAGTTACAGTCTGACGAAACAAAAGGATGTTTGGGGATTTCAAAATAATGAAGAATTTCATTACATGCATCTAAATTTTAAGACACTCGAAGCTCGACGTAAAGTAAACTCTATTTTTATGTATAATAAGGAATTTTCAAAATATCATGTATATGAATCCAATATAGATCCCGTCCTGAGACTCATGCATAGAACGGGTATTCAGTCCACTGGATGGATAAACACTGGTACTAAGTGTGTTCGCTCCCACTTGGCAAAAACGGATATTGACCTATGGTGTAACGACTGGTCTACGCTCACACCCGTAGCCAGAGATGATATTGCCCCCTTTATTGTAGCCTCGTTTGATATTGAGTGTAATAGTTCAACTGGAAAATTCCCAGATGCTGATGTTACTAATGATGCTTGTTTTCAAATTGCTATTTCTCTTTGTAAATTTGGTAGTGATGAACCGTATGACAAAACATGTTTATGTTATAAAAAAACAGATCCAAAAATCGAAGGGTCGAACGTCATTAGTTTTGATACGGAGAAGGAATTACTTTTGGCGTTTAAACGGTACACAAATGAAAATGATATTGATATTTTGACTGGGTGGAATATTTTTGGTTTCGATCTTGATTATATTTATAAGCGTGCCGCGATGGTCGGTTGTGGCTTAGAATTTTACGATTTGGGTAAACTCAAAGAAAGTGAATGTCATATCGTATACAAAAAATTGAGTTCAAGTGCTTTAGGTGACAATTTCCTGAAGCTTTTACCTATGCCCGGTCGTTTTGTATTTGATATGTTCCATGAAGTGAAGAAGGGCTACAAACTCGATTCGTACAGTCTCAACAACGTATCTAAATTGTATCTTGGAGATCAGAAAATAGATATGGCTCCCAAAGAAATGTTTGCGCGATACCTCGAAGGCGACCCAGTTAAACTGCGTGAAGTGGCTGAATACTGTATCAAAGATACCTTATTACCTCATAAACTCATGAAGAAGATGTGTACACTGCTCAATTTATTGGAGATGGCTAAGGCGACGTGGGTTCCCCTTTCATTTTTAGTGGAGCGTGGGCAGCAAATCAAGGTATTTAGTCAGTTATCTAAAAAGGCTCGCGAATTGGGTTACATGGTACCAACGATTAAATATGGTTCTCTCCCTGAAGAGCAATACGAAGGTGCTACTGTACTTGAAGCACAGAAGGGTGCGTATTATACACCAATCACAGCCCTTGATTTTGAGGCTCTGTACCCATCGATTATGATGGCCCACAACCTCTGTTATTCTACATACGTCATGGATGAGAGACGATATGGTAATATCCCAGGAATTACATACGAAACATTTAACATTGGAAATAAGACGTATAAGTTTGCACAAGATGTACCGAGTCTTTTACCCGCCATTTTATTGGAGCTTAAACAGTTTCGTAAAAAAGCCAAAAAAGATATGGCGGCAGCCACTGGTGCGATGAAAGAGGTATACAACGGCAAGCAATTGGCATACAAAATCAGTATGAATAGTGTGTACGGATTTACGGGAGCGGGAAAGGGTATTTTACCGTGTGTACCTATTGCATCTACGACAACATGTAGGGGTCGTGGTATGATTGAAGAAACGAAGACGTATGTCGAGGCAAACTTCCCCGGTGCAAAGGTAAGATATGGTGACACGGATTCGGTTATGGTTGAGTTTGATGTGGGTGATCGTAAAGGTATAGAAGCAATCGAGTACAGTTGGGAAATTGGTGAACGAGCCGCTGAAGAATGTTCAGCCCTCTTCAAGAAGCCAAATAACCTAGAGCTTGAGAAGGTATATTGGCCGTATTTTTTGTACTCAAAGAAGCGCTACGCTGCTAAGTTATGGACAAAGGGTAAAGACGACCAAATGCATATGGACTATGTGGATGTAAAAGGCCTACAACTTGTTCGCCGCGATAACACACCACATATGAGAGAAGTGTGTAAAGAATTACTGGATGTAGTACTAACATCCGGAGATCCTGGACCACCGAGGGACCTTGCGATAGAACGCGCGAATGAACTACTGGGTGGTAAAATTTCAAACGATAAACTCATCTTAAGTCAGTCTCTGTCCGATAGCTACAAAGTTGGTGGAAAGAGTGTTTCTATTAACAGTCCGGAGAGTATTCATATAAACCAGGCACACGTTCAAGTCGTAAACAAAATGAGACAAAGAAAACCCGGGTCGGAGCCACAATCTGGTGATCGTGTACCATATTTACTCACAAAGACAGATAATCCTAAAGCGAAAGCATTCGAGAAATCTGAAGATCCTAAATATGTAGAAGAGCATAATATACCCGTCGATTACCACTATTATTTTGTGAATAAGTTTTTGAACCCTGTATGCGATTTACTCGACCCGTTATATGAAAATACCAAACAGGAAATTTTTGGTGAAATTATTGAACAGTATAAACCACCAAAGAAAGTCACCGGTCCAGCTTTGAGTGGTATGAAAAAGGAACAGTTGATTGAAGAATGTGAAAAGAATAATATTAGTAGTGACGGCACGGCGTTGGTATTACGGGATCGTATTAAATTGTTTAGACAAAAACAAAACTCTGTTGAAGACTTATTTAAAAACTACGCACAAAGTACAAGTAAGACATGAGTGCCAAGAAAATTGTTAAAATCGTCACGGAAAATATCAGAAAGTTAGTATCGGACCAACTTCCTTCTCTCATAGAAGATGCAGTCGATGAAGTCATCCACGAAAGGGTTGATGATGAACTATCTCAAACAACTTCCGAAGAGATGAGTAAAATTCTTGAATTTATTCATAAGAAACACGCGGTGCCTCTGGATTTACTTTTGCGTGATGCCGAGGAAGCGCGTAACACTAATATCTGTAAAGGAATCGTAAAAGATTCTGATGGAGAAACCCGAAGGTGTAGTTTTAGGGGTAAATTCGATGGATATTGTAAATTTCACAAAGACCAAGGTGAACGTATTCAGAAACGTGTCCTTCAAAGTGGTGATCATTTTACAAGTGCATGTAATGAAGTTAGAGAAGCTCAATCAGAGCTTAGAGATTTGGGAATATTATAATATATGAGCAAATCGACTATTCTACTAACATCAATAAATGGCTTTTATGGAGACGAAAAGAATCGAACTAAATTAATGAATATTCTAGATAAAACGAGTGGTATTTCACTTAGAAATTTAGAATGGTTCATCACAAATTATGCGAAAAAAAACAATACATCATACACGACGACCGACGGTAAACTTTTTACCGTACACTGTGCGTACAAGAGTAGTCTTGATGGATACTCCAAAAAACTTTTTGACCCTTTTTGTAGGTCTCAAAAGTTTGCATATACTATTCCCGGTACATCTCATGAAATTCATACAACGCTTGCACAGTTAAATTTCATCAAATGGTGTATTAAGAATAATATTATCGAGTATATTTCAAACAACAAGACGTCACTTTTTAGTAAGCAAGTGACATGAAACCCTTATCAAAAATATAGGTTTGATATCCTGTATAATACATCTGAAGTGAGTATGTTTTATTGACTATATCAACAAGTGACCCACTCGACGTATCTAATTTTACTTCGATGGAAGTCTTATCAGATTGTATCTGACTAAAATCCAGGTTTCCCGATGGCTCCACATTAATCGGATTCATCGAGAAACTGTATGTATATACATTACGTATAGGTCTTGAAAGTCTATTCTTATACGGAATTAGGTATTTGTAATAATTATGATTTGTATTCGAAACGTTAGGTAATTTATTTCCGTTGATATTAAAACTTGCTTCACTCATGATGGGATGAAAGAATGTCTGTACCTCGTCGAAATTTACATTAGATGAAAAATTGAATCGATTTTGATAAAACTTTTCTTCTTGTAAAGCTTTACCCCCGGTGGAATCGGTGACATCTTCAAATTCTGTATTTCTTAAAAACCAATGAATACATTTTACTGGAATATTCGGTACGAGGTTATTTTTGATAACGTCTTTATTTACATCACTGATTATACTTGGGTGCTTGCGTACGATATCTGTTATGAATGTCTGGGGTTCACTCGCTAGGTACTGTCGTTCTTCCGGACTTACCGTTATTTCTTCTGTAACGAGTTTAAACTCGGGGAGTGAGAGAGTGGTTCCCGTATCGGTAAAAAAAGTTTGTGGGTGAAACTCCAACTCGAATTCTATTTTTTGACGGTGTACAGCACATACTGGGAAGTATGGACGATTTGGTTTATTTGAAGAATATTCATCACTCGCATACTTCCTCGAAAAGAAGAAGTGTAGGGGTATCACAAGGTCGGATGAATATTGTGCATAGTCGTCAAAGTTATCCAACGTGGAATCATCGTAACCGATACTTCTATTAACAAGAAACCTATTCGCCACTTTCTCAGACATTTCTAAATAAAGTTCATCATATATGACTCCCCAATCATCATGTATTTTTTCCACCTCTAGCTCGTCGACAAACATCGTGACACTTTTAAGAATGTGTCGACCGAGTTGGTCTGCATAGTTTTTTCCACCCCCAAAATCTGAGAGGCCCGGCATGGTAATACTCAACCACATGTTACTCAAAAGATCACCCATATTTTGAGGATTGAATTGAACTTTGATTGTTTGTCCAAACGGCCACCCGGATATTTGTCCGGGATTAATCACGTTACGACTTCTGTGATACTTCCTAAATTCGGAGTGTCGTGTCATATCTCGATCCTTAAAGAATGAGTCTTCTGGGTCTTTGGAAAGAAGGTGTATATCCTGCTTTCCAATAGCTTTGAGAGAAATCTTAGCAGCTTCACCCATACTTATCTATTGTTTATATATTTTTAATATCATTCTTCCACATGTTCATAGCTGTAGTAGACTTCATAATCTCGAGATCCCTTTTCGCCTGTTCGGATTCTTTGAGAAGTTCGCGAACACTCTCATCCGTGTACTGAACGGTTCTAATATTCAAAAGGTAGTCATATGTTCCACCAATTTGTGGGAAGAGTCCAGAAAGTTGGTTTTCGAGTTCTTGCTTTTTACGGCGAAATACAATGATATCACCGTTGATGACCATGGATACAAATCGAGACTTGTAATCACACATCTGTGCCTTTGCCTCCAGAACTTTGATGAGATGTTCTTTCCGCTTCTTGTAATACTCGTAGCGAAGCTCAATAAAATCTTTTAGAATGAGTTCTGGACTTTGGTATTTATGAATACCCTTTGTTGGATGAAAGAGGTGCATATTGGTTGTGCGGAGTGTCTTTTGAAGCTTGAGATCCTTAACGGCATCTTTTCCATTGTAATCTTGGATGAGAAAATCCACATTCTCAGTTGTACTGTTATTTGTGAAACCACTAATGATTTTCTTTTCAATTAGGGTATCGAGGTGTTCTTTGTAATCTTGGGTCCAACGTCCCGGGGGGAGTTCGGTCACCTTAACCGTCCTCCCAATACTACTCCATACACCTTGGGTCATCCATGAATCATCATCTTGTTCAAAAACCTTCCCCTTGAAACCCCTGAACCAGGGTTTCATTTTTTGAATACTTTTACCATTTAATACATTTGTAATGTTGTCACGAATATCCTTGGGATTGAATGGAGGTACGTAGCAACTGAAACCAGTACCGATACCTTCACTTCCGTTAACCAAGATCATAGGTAGCGTAGGCATGTAAAAGTCTGGTTCAATAGACCGTCCATCATCATCCAAATAATTAAGAATCGCATCATCCTTGGGATCGAAAAGCTTACGAGCCTCGGATGTCAATCGTGTGAAGATATAACGAGTCTGGGAGGCATCCTTTCCCCCCATCAGTCGTGTTCCAAATTGACCACATGGCTCTAGGAGATTGATGTTGTTAGAGCCCGTGTAGTCGTTTGCTAGTTTGACAATGGTGTCGGCCAAACTTACTTCACCGTGGTGATAGGCACTCTTCTCAGCTACGAAGGCGGCCAATTGTGCCACCTTCATCTCAGCAGTCAAATTCTTTTGAAAACACGAATACATAACCTTTCGTTGGGACGGTTTGAGTCCATCACAAACGTGTGCGATGGAACGTTTCAAATCCGCCAATGAGAAGTTTACCAGGTCCTTGTGAACAAAATCAGTGATGTTCAACTGTTTCACATTACCATAAGGAACCTCTAGCTCCTTGGGGTCTTTCGCTGTGCTTTCAAGAAGCCACGTCTTTCGATCATCAGCCTTTTTCTTATCAAAAGCCAAAGTAATAGATTTATCAGACATCACATCTGTATCAAACTTGACTGTGAGATCTTCGATTTGCTTGAAATACTCACGTGCCTCCTTCGAAGTTGAGGTACCGAGACCCTTGTAATACTTGATGCGCCACCCGGGTTGTCCATTTCCATACCAGGTCCTGAATTTAGAATCCGTATAGAACGACTTGGTTTGGTTACCCCTAGTAGCCTTGATAATCGGGGTGACCATCGATACGACGAATCCCAACTTGAGGAGACTGGGCCAAAAGTAGTCAATCATGTTGAGAATTAGACCCTTGATATGCGAACCGTCGTTATCTGCGTCTGTCATGATCATGAGACGACCATAGCGAAGCTCGGATACATCATTGTAGTTCTTCCCCTGTTGGAGACCCAAGATCTTCTTGAGGTCATTGAACTCCTGGTTCCCAGTCAGCTGTGCCACGGAGGCATCACGTACATTCTTACATTTACCACGAAGTGGAAACACACCGTAGTGGTCTCTACCAACAACGGATAGTCCAGCGACGGCCAGAGTCTTTGCTGAGTCACCCTCTGTGACGATAAGGGTACACTTTTTGGATTGAGCTGTTCCAGCTTTGTTTGCATCATCCAATTTAGGGATGCCAGTAATCTTAGACTTTCGTGCTCCACCATCAGTCTTGGCGAGCTCCTTCATCTCTTTGAACTTTGAGAGAGCTGTAAGCTCATCGGAAATACCCGTTTTTAGGACGTTTTTAACAAAGGTTTTAGGCATCTCAAATTTAGATCCAAAATCCTGTACCTTGAGTGTGCATTCAGATTTGACCTGACTCGAGAACGAAGGATTCTCAAGGGTGGCCTTTACAAAGATATTGAAGGTGTTCTTCACTTGTTGAGGCTTGAGTTTGATCTTCTTTGCCATCTCATCAATAATACCCGATGCAACTAAGGATGCCACGTGGTCTACATGGGTACCACCCTTGGTTGTACAGATACCGTTCACAAAGGATACCTGCTCTAGACCATTCTCTGAAGGCCCTATACATACAGACCAACGGTCTCCTGTGACTGATGTGACATTCTCAACACCTTCATGCATCTTGGCATAGGTATCGAGGTTCTGTTTTGGTAGAACATCTCCATTGAACTTGACCTTACAGTTTGGGGTTGTGCAAATATTTGCATCCCAAACTCTCTTTTGGAAAATCTTATAGATGGCATTTTCCATCTTAGAAAGTCCAAATCTTCGCCAGTCGGGGACAAAGGTCACAGAAACAGATGACGTGGCACCCGAATGTTTTTTGATTTTTGGTGGTTCACAGACGGTCATATTTTTAGACCATTTCTGTGTATAGGTCTGTTTATTTTCATGGTCCTTGATCACGATAGAAAAATCTGATGAGTAGATATTCGTTAATTTGGCTCCATAACCATTACGTCCCCCGACCACACGCTTTTTGGAGTCGTCATAGTTGGTACTCGTGAGGAGATGCCCAAATGTAAGTTCTGGGTTCCATAGACCCTCCTTTTCGTGCATACGAACACCGATACCACCGAGAGGTCCATTGTTCTCGATAGTCACGGCACCCGATTCCTTGTCGATATCGACAGAGATGGAGGTAACATTTTTGGGGTGCATAGAGTTGCGGTCGATTGCGTTGACGAGGATCTCATCAAAGATTTTCAAGAGAGCTGGGGAATACTTGAGGTTCTTCTTCTCAAACTGTGATTTGTTACTGTTGAGAACCCAGTACGGTTCGACATTTAAGTCGACTGGACCGACATACGAGTCAGGTCTCTTGAGAATATGTTCTATGTGGGTGAGCTTTTGAACTGATTCCATGATTTTTTTACAAGTCTAATCTCTAACTTAGGCGTTATTTACCACATACGTGACCACCTGTACCAACCCGGTTATTATTTACATCATAGTGATAATTACAGTACCACTCACCACAATAAGGGCATCGTTTTTTTGGAGTGTCTGCCGCGCTACACATAAATTTTGATAAACTTGAACATTTACGTCTTATATCCTCGGCTTCTTTTCGTTCTTTCGCCTCGCGCTCTGCCTCGCGCTCCGCCGCGGACGTCTTGGCGTCCATGAGCTCGGCGTAGACGCGACGTGAATATTCTAGCCGTTCTTTCTTCTCTTCACGCAACCTTTCTTTCTCCTCTTGTTCCTCCTTCCTTTTCCTTTCTTTCTCCTCTTGTTCCTCCTTCCTTTTCCTTTCTTTCTCCTCTTGTTCCTCCTTGTTTTTATTTATTATGATTTCAATTTCTTCTGGATATGGTTGTATAAATTTAACCACGTCGAGAACTTGAAAGTTCCTGAGTTCATCCGTATAATCTGTATGCAAACCAATCATATAATATCGTATAGCTATTTTGCCTCCATAACCACATGTTACATGAACAGTGGCATTTTTAGCTATACGCCCCGATTCTGGTTTGAGTCCTTCACCTTGTATTATTTCTAACGCGGTTTTACCATTAAAACCACCCGCACCAATCGCGGTATCTATCTTACCAATTGAAGCCCCTCTATAAATGTATGCTTCGTACTTTATTGCATAATTACTTTCATTTTTCATTATGACTTTATTACGACACGCTTTTGTAATACAACAAAAAAAGTTTGGGATAGATGATATCATATTGACTAATATTTAAGAATATTTTTATTTAGTGTTTGATCTTACCTACAATTTTTATAACTGATATACTTCCCATGAATAAAAATAGTATCTGTTTGGTGATTGGTATCCGTAATTCATTTGGATGTGGTATAGAAGGTCTTCGTAATTTTTTATGTATTCGTCGTAAAGCATCACATGTCTCGAGATATTTACCCTCTGGCATCTGGTTCTTTGCCTCGTCAATTGTGGTCATCACTATGATTAGATCTTTATCTACTGCCATAAAGTAAGGTGATAATTTTTCTTTAGGTACCTTAAGAGATGTACTTCTATTTGATTATTGCAATTTTCATTCTCATAGTGATGATGCAGAACAAGACCAGGGGTATGAAAAGTTCAATCGAGAAATTGGTTCGGCAGTCAGCTCGGTATGCTACTGCGGCTCAACAGGATAAGTCTCCCGTCGTAGCCGTTCTTCATGCCAACTATGCAGCTGCATATCTTTATGCTCTCAAGGATATCGCCACAGAGTCCCAAATTCACAATTCGACTGGTATTGATGTGAAGAAATTTAAGGAGCACGTACTCAATGTTCAAGATATGGTGACTAAAAAGACTACAGAGACTTGTCCAGAATTTGCGGGAAATGTTGACATTTATCTCGCAGAAATTGGTGGTGAAGCTTGATCAGTACCTAAGTAATGATTCAAAAATATAAAAAGTAAGTTCTAAAAATGGAAGTTATTCGTGACGAAACGTGGCAGAAATGCCTCGCCAACGCGGTTAAAATGTACCGAATTATCGAACCCGATGATCGTTGTTATCACTTGGCTGATGCGACGTGGAAGTGTAAGATGGCTTATAAGAGGCATGAACAGAAAAAGGAAAACAGACAGGTCGTAGTCATCGACAAGATGCCTGAGAAGCAAGTGACACAGCGTTCACAACACAAAATTTGCCAAGCGACGACGATGTCTGGAAAGCCGTGTTCGTTCAAAGCTGTATGTGGAGATTTTTGCAAAAAGCATAGAATCGACAAGGGGGAAATCGGAAAAAGGGTTCAAATAAAATCCTAGACTACTATAAATGTTAGACCAAGAAAGTCTTAGACCTGTAATAATAGCAATGGCTCTTTACATCACTATCAGCGTTATCATCCCTCGTATTGTTACCAAACCTACCGGTTTTCAGCCCCTAGATGATCTCGTTATGACCATAATTGCCCAAAAGGGCTCATTGATGAGCGGTACAATTCTCATCGGTCTTATTGTCCTCGCCACCAATTACATTCAGGATGAACTCATGTAAAACGTTCTCACGTCCTACTAAATTTTGAGTGTGTTCGTGATCCATATGACGAACTCTATTGTCATACGC